CCATCCACCGCGAAAGTCGCACCGTTGGTGATGATAGAGCTAGCAATCGGATACAGCGTGCGCCTCACCCCTGCCTGCGGAGCGTTGGCAATAGCGGTTATGGTTACAGCAGAGCCAGTGCCATCAATGACATTCGGCTGCGCCCACAAGTCCATCGTAGTCGCGTGCATGGCGACCGTTCCACGAGCTTCGTTCAGGCCTTTGGATAGCGTCAGTGCTTGTGCTGCGAAATCTTGGGTGGAGGAACCGGCTACAGCAGCGAAAGCCGAGCCTATGAGTGTTCCTAGAGCTGTGAGCGATACCTTCTTCAAAACCCAAGCCGCGGCGCTATCTGACACAACAATCTCATCAGCGCCTACTGGAGTTTTGCTGGTCGCCGCATGGATACTTCCTGGTAACGCCCCAGCCAGAGTATCGATGACATTAGTGGCGTCGCAATACACAATCGCGTATTGCCCTTGGGGTACCAAAACACCTGTACCTGCAGCTGTCTTCAAGGTTAGGGTGAATGCACCGGTTGTCGAGTTTCTGACGGTGTATAGTTTGGATACGCTTGGGCATATAACATTGTGGTTACCGGTAAGAACACCGGTAAAATTCAGCACCGCTGCGCGCGCCTCATCAGTGGCGTAGTTTGTTGCCGTCAGAGTGGTATCTATCGCACCAGCGGTTGCGTGGGTCGCTGTACCAGCGATGGCGGCCTCGATAAGCGTCCCGAGGTTAGTATTTGTGGTTGTACCCCATGAACCAGCTTGATCGCCGGTCGCCATGAGTTCTAGTCTAAGTATTGCTGATGCTGTTGAGGCCATAGTGCTTCTCCTAGCGGTAGTTGTTCAGCTTTGTTGCCTGCATCGTGGATTTCAGTTCGGCCAGACCCACGTCATACGCGGTCTTGTAATAAGCCATAACATCCGTGCTGCCTTTCATAAATACATACGCTTCCAGAAGTGTAGCATATAGAAGCACCTGATCAAAGTTATCTCCTAGCCAAGATGCCCCGGCGGATACAATCGACGCGGGGATAGCAAAGTAGTGGAATGCTACCGCGTACGCCAGATCTGGGGTGGGGGCTACGCTCAGTGTGGTGGAATCATACTGAGCGTAATACTTTGGTGGCGCTTGAGTGGTTGCGAGGGGGTACATCTCCTCGAGAAATTCTGCGGCTTTAGGGAGCAGGTTATATATACCGGTAGCTGTCGTGATCGATATAGATTTACCGGTTATATAGTCCGTTGGTAGGGTCAAACTTCTGCTACCTATTACTAAAGCTCCGATCGAGTTTTTCCTTGTCGATGGTAGTGCGGCTTCCATATAGATACGGCGCTCAGCAGTCTGAATAAACCCGTCAATGTTCGCGATGAATACCGGATCGTTATTCTGGGTTGTATCTTGGATCTGAGCGAAGAGCGCTGCGTAGTTCATTTCTTAAACCCTTTTAAAGCCTGTGCTAGCCGAGCCCGTTGACCAAGCTTACCCGGCTTCTTAGCTGCGGCCGCTAACTTCTTCGGGGGTATCGGTTTACCTTCCTTAGTGCCTAAAGCCGAACGCAATGCTCCCGGCTTCTTGATGGCGTCTTTGATCCATCCACCTTTTTTCAGACCCACTTCCGTATCATCTTGATCGGCGTAAGTCTTTTTTGGTTTGAACGGATGTAGGATATCTCGAATTGGCATATTAGCACTGGCCGTTCTTGAAACCTTTACCGCGTTGGGCGATACCGGCACCGCGTACGGAACCACCTGAAGTCATCTTGACTTTACCGCCGCAGGCGTACCCTTTAGCCTGCTTCTTATCAAAGGCTTCTTCCTTCTTAGATCCTTCTTTACCCTTACCTTTTACTTCAACGTCTTTGCCCGATTTCTCGAAGCGATCAAAAAAGTTTGGTTTCTTTGCCATGCTATTCTCCTAGGTGTTTCCAGTTAGCAGCGGTGCTGCGGGAATCAAAGTCCTGTCATTGTTTAATGCTGGTCTTGGGTTCTGTAATGCTTGTGGATCAAATACTTTAAACGTACCTATCTTATATTGCGGGTGGTCTGCTTCCCAGCATTCTGGACATACTCGGAGGTTAACTTTCTTCATCCGTATAGTCAATACCCTGAGAGTTTTCAAGGGGCGTGTAAAACCGCACCTATCACAATCACCGATTGCCTTCTTTTCTGATGCGAAAGCCATAGCCTCCTCCTACAGAACTCGTAGATTACGTGGGGTTACACGCGAACTAGCGCGTTCCCGATCCTCCTCAGCCGCCAGCTGAAACTGCTCTTCATATATTGCCTTCGTTTCTTGAAGGCGTTCAGGAGCTCGTTTCATCGCCAAGTAATACGCCAAACCCGCTATAAGTGCGGGGATGAACCTAGCGGGAGTATCCATTGTATAACCACCATCAGCACCTGTATCCTGCAGGCGACGCATCCGCCAATAGACCAATGTGTAATCCTGCGCCGCAGTCCAGTTTAAGGCTTCGGCGGCATCGAACGCAGCAGTTGTGGTCCTTGCTGAGGCACTCTTAATGACCTGCCCTACAACAAAGGAGCCTACTGCAACGGTAACCGTACGTAACTCGTTCAACGCTACCGCGGTCAAGGCGGCCCAAGCAACAGCTGTGGTAGCCGGGGGGACTGGCCACACAGTAACCGTGGGGGTAATCTGCCGATCCACGTAAAAATTAACTGGGCGGCCAGTCGTATCCTTCGACGGGATTGCCGAATAATCGCCTACAGATAATCGACCGATAGCAAGATCACTATTAGCTCCGGTAGTATTAGTGCGGATAATCACATCCAACAAATCAATGGTATCCCCGGGCAGAGTGTATGTTTTTGTGTTCGGGAGTAGGATGATAGACTGCGACTCGATAGTCCACAGATTCACCTGCCGGTTAGCCCACTCGAGCCCCAATAAATTAAGGCTTCTGCGAGCTGTCCGAACATCATATCCGGATGCGGATTCGACACCGACACGCTCGTAAGCGTCCTCGATTATCTCAGCTACATCCGGATTAAACAGTACCGTACCTGAAGTGGCCATAAATCCCTACTATGAAACGTACGCGCCTGCTTCCACAGGGAAGTAACGCAAGTAGTGCTTCCAAGTACCTGTGGTTGAACCCACACCCACCACAATTTTAAGCACGCCGGATAGGAACAATACCCCTCGGATAGTACCCTGTGCCGTGCCGTTAACGGATACCGTAGGAGCCGTGGATAGCGCCGTGCCATCCAGAGACACTGTAGTACCTATGATGGCACTAGCCAGCGAGGATGAAGCCCCTGAAATAGTCGTGGCTACCAATCCTGTGGGGGTGATGCTGTACTGCAGGGTAGAGGCCGTAACCCCGTTTGCTGTAACACATTCGGAGTATATGTGGGTGATAACAACATCACCTGTAGCGGTAAACAACGTATCCCCGTTAACCATCACAGCGGCAGACTTTAGCACTGTGGATTCAGGCATACCTACAGCTCCAGCACCAGACATTATTGGATTTATCGAGGCAGTCATATTAGCACCCCATATAGGTAGTTACTGCTGCATTAGTGCCTGATATAGCCGTCACTCTCGCGCGTACCCACGCCCAAGGAGCTAGGCCCGTCGCGAACCCGTCTGAGAAAGCCGTGGTGGCTGTACCTGACACGGTAACCGTACCTAAAGGCACCGATAGGGCGTTTACCTTATCGTTCGACGCCTCTATCACAACAGTGGCGCTATACGCCCCTGCAGTTCCAGCTGCTGTCACTTGGTACGACTGTGCTGGCCCGTAGCACTTGATCCAATCTCCAGTCGCGGTGGTGGTCGCCGCACTCTGGAGAAGGACTGAGCCATTCTGCCTAGTTAGCATTATGGCCTCCTATTAAGCGGATTGGGTGTACTGAACGGTGACGATAGTAACGCCGGCTGTTACCGCGGTGGCGGTGGGGGTGATCTGTACATAAACAGCTGTGTTAGTACCGATCGTACGCATCGCGATCAGGTGGGCTGCGGTGTATGTAGGACGCAGGCGAACCGTAGTCTTGATGTCGGTCGATGCGATGTACTCAACACCAGCGGCGCTTACACCGGCGGTCAGATTGATAGCGGTACCACCAGTAGTCACCAGCGATTGGTCGATGATGAAATCCAGGATAGATGAGTTGGCCGGCAGGTTTACCGACACAGTAGCAGCTACAGCGGTAGCGGCCCAAGCAACTGCAGGCATGCCAAGATAAGTGCTAGTGGTCTGGCCATCAGCATCAGTTGTGGTGGTCAGCAGCGCTGGGGTAACGAATGCAACTTTCTGGGACAGAACCACATCGCCGAGATTGTTGGTGCCTTTAGCGCCGTCTTTGATTGTACCAATCGACACTGGGCCGCTGAATGTGGTTTTTGCCATTTTGATTCTCCTATAAGGGTTTTAGCGAGGTTCAGTCTCTTATACGTCCGTCGAGCCGGTCTGAACCCGCGATATATCTCGATATGCGGTTTATACCTGAGTTGCTCCTATTAGTCAACGGGGATTATCGCTCCACGGAACGTAACCAGCCCTTCCTCTTCATCCCAGACTTGAACCAACTCTGGGGGGAGTAATTCTCCATTCTTGAATGTGAGTATAGCGAACCCAGCGCGATGATTCTTCGGATTATTTTCGCTGTAATCTACGAACTGAAGTCCGTTCGGATCCGCAAGGGTTCCTGTATCTACTCCGTAGCGCGTGCCGTTATAATCCGAATACGGTGTAACCTTTAGCGAATGTAGGTGACCGGTGACGAGAGTAACCCCTGATGATACGGTGTTCTGGTGTGTAGCATGTACACCCCCTTTATACCTGTGTTTCACTACCACATCTTGATTGATCTGGCAGCTCCAGCATGGGGTCCAGCGCGGGAAGTGATCTTTGAGGTGGAATCCTGTGATACCTTCAAACTGCGGGGCGTTCGCCGCCAGAAACGTCTCGTACCGTGCATCGTGGTTACCCAACGTCCATATGAGTTTGCCTTTACTTACCGCTTCTATATCTCCCAATCGGTCAAGCACCGCTTGGACCTCTTGTTTCACGGTTGGCTTCTTATCCCACCCGATTCGTGGGTATCTGCTTATAGCCGCGCCATCAAAGGCATCACCGTTACAGATCACTATCTCCGGTTTAAACTGTTTGATAAACTTGATGAGGGCTCTATGAGCAGTTGATACTAGGTCCGGCCAGTAGTGCGCGTCCGAGAACACAACAACAGTACCGTCTTTCATTTGGTGTTGGATACTCCCCGGGTGCTCAACCTCACGTTGTTTGTTGTGGTTGGGCGTCAGCTTAATACCTAGCCTAGCCTCCAGCAGTC